ATGAACCTCCGCGCCATCCGAACCGATGAAGATCTGGATTGGGCGCTTGCGGAAATCGAACAATACTTCGATGCACCGCCTGCGCCTGGAACGGAAGAAGCCGATCGCTTCGACATCCTTACCGATCTCATCGAAGCCTACGAGAACCGTGAATACCCCATCGAGGCGCTCGATCCGATCGAGACGCTCAAGATCTTCATGGACATAAAAAAGAAGAAGCAAAGTGATCTGGCCGAGCTGGTGGGCGGCAAGTCTCGCGCGTCCGAAATCATGAACCGCAAGCGCCCGCTGACCCTGCGCATGATCCAGAAGATCAACACCAGCTGGAAAATCCCAGCTGCGTCCCTGATCGCACCCTACCACCTCGAGGCCAACGGTGAGAGGGCCTGACCCCCCTCCCATGGTTCCTCCCCGGGCTTTTGCGTATACGGGCGTACTCAGCGCGCAAGTTTCCTAGCGTCTGGCCTTTTCACCGGGGAATCCACCTGGAAGCCAGCACGCGGGCAACGCGCAAAAACCTGACTCATTATCAAAGGGTTACGCATCTCAGAGCCCTTTCAGGTGGATTCCACCGAGGAATCCAAGGAAGCCACCTTTCGTGGAAGCCACCGCCCCTTTAAGAAGCCATTGATTCAAAACAGAAAACGGATTGACATTTCTAGCCCCCTTGACCTATCAAAGAAACATCGAAGATTTGCGCCCAGAGGAGAACCTCACGGGCGCTTTTGTTTTTCCGGCACCGCGATCGCTGACACGCCCATGCATTTGGAGCTGGCTTCAGCATGCCTTGCCTGCAGCCAGTGAGCGTCCCGCCCCATGGATCTTGTCTTTGCGCCGCGCCAGATCGAGCTCTGGCCGATCGAGAAGCTGCGCCCTTATGCCAAGAACGCGAAGATCCATGGCGAGGCCCAGATTGCGAAGATTGCGGCCAGCATGGCCAAGTTCGGATGGACCGTACCATGCTTGGTCGCTGACGACGGCGAGTTGATTGCGGGCCATGGGCGTGTGCTGGCAGCCGGCGCGCTGGGCCTGACCGAGGCCCCTGTCATCCGGCTTGGCCATCTTGATGAAGCGGAGCGGCGCGCTTACCGGATTGCCGATAACAAGCTGACCGAGCTTGGCGAATGGGACGAGGCGATGCTGCGCGATGAGATCGCGGGGCTCTTGGCGGAAGACTTCGACCTCGATCTCCTGGGCTTTTCGGATGAGGATCTGGATGCTCTTCTGCAGGATCCAGAGACGGTGAGCGACGATGGGGCCGTTGAGGGCGAGGATGATATCCCGGAGCCGCCGGTTAACCCGGTGTCGGTGGCAGGCGACCTTTGGCAGCTTGGATCGCATCGACTGATCTGCGGTGACAGCACCAGCGCCGATGTGGTTGGGCGCCTCCTGGGCAGCATCAAACCGTTGCTGATGGTGACTGACCCACCCTACGGCGTGGAATACGACCCGTCCTGGCGCAACCAAGCGGGCGCGGCCAAGACGAAACGCACAGGCAAGGTGCTGAATGACGACCGCGCAGATTGGCGCGAGGCTTGGTCCCTCTTTCCCGGCGATGTGGCCTATATCTGGCATGGCGCGCTTCATGCAGCGACTGTGGCCGACAGTCTAATTGCCGCCGGTTTCGCCATCCGCTCCCAGATCATCTGGGCAAAGGATCGGCTGGTACTCAGCCGCGGCGACTATCACTGGCAGCATGAGCCCTGCTGGTATGCAGTGCGTGCCAAGGGCAAAGGTCACTGGGCCGGCGATCGCAAACAAACCACGCTCTGGCAGATCGCCAACAAGGACCAGGATGCCGAGACCGTACACGGCACGCAAAAACCGGTCGAATGCATGCGCCGTCCGATCTTAAACAACTCAAGCCCCGGCCAAGCAGTCTATGAGCCGTTCATGGGATCGGGCACCACGCTGATCGCGGCTGAGACCACCGGGCGCATTTGCTACGGCGTCGAGTTGAACCCGGTTTATGTCGATGTCGCTATCGAACGCTGGCAAGCCTTCACCGGCGAGGAGGCAGTTCTGACAGACAGCGGGGAGAGTTTCGCAAGCCTTAAATCCAAGCGGCTAGCAGCGTGATGCAGTCGCGTCGCCAATCGCTGATTGAAGCGATCACCAACGTCGTGGTCGGTTATGCTTTGGCCGTGATCACCCAGATCGTGGTGTTCCCATGGTTTGGACTGCAGGTTAGCCTTGGCGACAATCTTGCGATCGGCGCGCTGTTTGTGATGATCTCCTTGCTGCGCAGCTATGCTCTGCGCCGGCTGTTCGAGCGCTGGCGATGACTGGCGGGCTCAAGCCGCGTCCAATTTGTAAACAGTGCCGCGCTCGGGGTGTTTCTCGGAAGTAATTGGCAGGCCAAGCTTCTTCTTGAGGGCACCAGAGATTGCACCTCTCGCCGTATGCGCTTGCCAAGATGTCGCCTCAACAATCTCGGTGATCGAGGCACCTTCGGGGCGCTGAAGCATTTCGATCAACAGGGCCTGCTTGGTACCTTGCCGGATAGAAACCAGCTTAGGGCCTGCGCTTGCGTCTGTGGGCACTGCTGTAGATTTGACCGCCGGTCGAGCCTTGCGGATATTGCTGACAGCGCTCGCGACGACTGGGTCAATGCCGATGGCACCAAGTCCGGCCCCAGTTGCGATCAAGGTCGTGCCATGACCCTCGCCGATCTCACGCCAGAGCGGTTCATGACGCCGGAGATTGGCATCGACCTCTTCAAGCCAGCCGCGCTCGATCATCTTGGCGACGGTCATCTTGGCCGCAGCGCCAGCCAGCCCGTCGGGCAGAGGCATAGCCAAGTTGCCAGGGCGGGATGCGGCGCGGGTAAGAATAATGGTTTGTGTATCGGTGAGTTTGGACATCGTTTACGCCTTTTCAAAAGGTTTCGGGAAGCAGATCAGTTGGCATCTTCCATCGCAGCCGTGACGGCGAAGTGCTGCACCCAGCCAGTCAGATAAGGCAGCCCCGCAGGGATGCCGTGCTCACGTTCAGTCTTGCGGTCGATGCGCCAGCCCTGCCAGCGGCGGATCGCAGAGCTGATAGCAGCCTCGAGCCCAATGTTGCCGCCCGTCATATTGCCGACGACATCATCGGCGAAATGCCGACCTATGCGGCTGTCGAGGAAATCACGGATGCCGCTCATCTCGTCCTCGCTGTCGGCGTGGATGGCTTCGGCGATCAGGCGCGAGGCCAGCGCCCAGACCTCCGCGCTGCGGCGGTCGCGCTCTGGGCAGACGGTCAGGGTGCGGAAGAAGCCGTAGTCCTCATTGCGGCTGGGCGGGATGGAGTGTGTGGTCATGGCGTGGGCCTTTCAGGTGAGTTGCATCGTTTTGGTGCAATCACAATCGCTCTGAAGAGCCGATTAACGTAGCAAAATCAGAGCACTATAATTGCTATCTGATCACTGCGCTTAATCCGTCGCATCGATCCAATGCCCGTCCTGCCAGAGGTAGAGATGGGACAATTCACAGGTCGGCCGCGAGAGGAACCGGGGCGGCCGAGGCGGGTTGAAACAATCCAACGCCTCGGCGCTGACCTGCCGGATTTCCCTTGCGGCAAGGATGTCTTCGGGCGTCCACGCGGCTAGCGCGGGAAGCATGTGCGCTGGGTAGCCATCGTAATGGACATATACATGCGCCCATTCTTCGGGCCCGGTCTGGATGGCGATCTGTGCGCGGGTGCTCATAGGATCGCCCTCACTTCTGCTGTTCAATCAGCGCGAGGAGGACCGCCGCCATGCCGCCCAGGTACTCGCTGCGGCGGAACACGATTTCGTCGATGTGGCCGGCGTTGTCGATCGCGGGGTCAACCGCGAGATCGTCTGCCATGTGCGGCATCAGGCGCTTGGCTTCCGCGTTGTAGCGGGTGGCAAGGGTCATCTGTGTTTCTCCAATCAGGCAATTTGCTTGATGTGAGAATCGCTCGACACCGAAGTGTAATCAACTCAAATAGGCAGATTTTTCTGTTTATTTTCAATATTTTGAGGTCACTCCAACCGCCATGGAAGGTATGTCTGAACGCGCCTATGCTGAGCATGCCGGGATCTCCCGCGGGGCCGTACAGAAGGCGCGCAAGACCGGTCGGCTGGTGCTTTTTGCAGACGGGTCCATCAACGCGGTGGCCTCGGATGCGCGGCGTGGCACTGCGACCGACCCGGATCAACAGATGCGCTCACGTGGTGGGTTTGGGGCAGCTGGTGACGGTCCGGCAGTCTCAGGCCCAGGCGACAGCACATCCTACATCAAGGCCCGGACGGCGCTAACCGTTTACCAGGCTCAGGAACGGCAGCTGTCGATCCAGAAGAAAAAGGGCGTGCTGGTCGACCGTGCGCGCGCCGAGACGCTGGTGTTTCGTTTGGTCCGTCAGGAGCGGGATCTTTGGGTCACCTGGCCCACCCGAGTCGCGGCCCTGATGGCTGCACAATTATCCGCAGATATGGAGAAGGCATCCGGCAAGGCGGTGACGATCGAGACTGCGATCTTGCAGAGGGTGTTGGAAACCCATGTCCGAGAGCAGCTCGACGCCCTGGCCGACCTCAGGGTCTCGCTTGAATGATGAGGAGAACACACCTGATCTGACCGAGGGCCTTGATCTCGCCTTTGATGGCGCAGAGGATATCCTGCGCGCGTGGCGCCGTGGGATGCGGCCCGACCCTGACCTGACCGTGTCCGAATGGGCAGATAAGCATCGCAAGCTGTCCTCGCGGGCCTCGGCTGAACCGGGGCAATATCGAACAGCCCGAACGCCATATCTGCGGGCCATTATGGATGCGCTGTCGCCAAACCACCCGGCCCAGCGGATCAGCTTCATGAAGGCCGCACAGGTCGGGGCAACAGAAGCCGGCAACAACTGGATCGGCTTTGTGATCCATCACGCACCTGGCCCCATGCTGGCTGTGCTGCCCACGGTCGAGATGGCCAAGCGCACCTCGCGGGGGAGGATCGATCCGCTGATCGAGGACAGCCCAGCGCTAAAAGAACGCGTGCAGCCCGCGCGCTCGCGGGATGCGGGCAATTCAATGCTGTCAAAGGAATTCTCAGGCGGCATTCTGGTGCTGACCGGTGCGAACAGCGCGACGGGCCTGCGCTCGATGCCCGCACGCTACGTGTTTCTGGATGAGGTCGATGCCTATCCGGCCTCGTCCGACGAAGAAGGCGATCCGGTCACGTTGGCCGAAGCGCGCACCACGACCTTCGCGCACAGGCGTAAGGTGTTCATGGTCTCGACACCCACGATCCGGGGGCTCTCGCGCATTGAGCGAGAGTTCGAGGCCAGCGATCAGCGGCGCTATTTCGTGCCATGTCCTCATTGCGACCATATGCAATGGCTGCAATTCGAACGCCTGCGCTGGGATAAGGGACGACCGGAAACCGCGGCCTATGCCTGCGAGGGCTGCGAGCGCCCGATCGCCGAGCACCACAAGACGGACATGCTGGCGCGAGGGGAATGGCGGGCGACAGCGACCAGCGCGGATCCCAACGCCATCGGGTTCCACCTCTCGGCCCTCTATTCGCCGATAGGCTGGAAAAGCTGGGAGCAAATCGCACGGGATTGGCTGGCAGCGCAGGGCTCGGACGAAATGCTACGCGCGGCGCGCAACACGCTCTTGGGCGAGACCTGGGTCGAAAGCGGCGACGCGCCGGAATGGCGTCGGCTGGCGGATCGGCGCGAGGCTTATGCGGCGCAGATCCCTATGGGTGGTCTGTTCCTGACCGCGGGGGCCGATGTGCAGAAGGACCGCATCGAGGTCGATGTCTGGGCTTGGGGCCGAGGTCTGGAAAGCTGGCTCGTCGATCACATCGTGATCCCGGGCGGGCCAGATGACCCGGCCTGCTGGGAGAGGCTGACCGCCCTCTTAGGCCAGACATGGCAACATGAGAACGGCGTCGTGATGCCGCTCGCCAAGCTGGCGATCGATACCGGCTACGAAACCTCCGCCGTCTACGCCTGGGCGCGGGCACAGGGTATTGCGCAGGTGGCACCCGTGAAGGGGCTCGAAGGCTTCAACCGTGCGACACCTGTTTCGGGCCCGACCTTCGTCGATGCGACCGTGAATGGGCGGAAGCTCAAGCGCGGAGCACGGCTTTGGACAGTGGCGACGGCCACCTTCAAGGCGGAGACCTATCGCTATCTGCGCCTTGAACGGCCGTCGGATGAAGATCGCGCGTTGGGCGTGCCCAACCCGGCGGGCACCATCCACCTGCCCGACTGGACGGACAGCGAATGGCTCAAGCAGCTGGTGGCCGAACAGCTGGTCACCATCCGCGACCGGCGCGGTTACGGCCGCCAGGAATGGCAAAAGATGCGCGAGAGGAACGAGGCGCTGGACACAAGGGTCTATGCGCGGGCCGCCGCGTGGATCCTCGGCGCCGACCGCTTTGATGAACGGATGTGGCGCCAGTTGGAGAAGCAGGCCGGTGTGGAGACGGCTGTGCCAGCGCAGGGTGCCGAGCCCGAGAAACCGACTGAACCTCAGGCGGGGCGGATCGCATCGCCCCGGCGGCGTGGCTGGAAGATCAGCACGCCCAAATACATGGAATGACCAATGACCATCGAAGAGCTAAAACTCCGGCACAGCGCGCTCTTGGCCGCGCGCTACAGCGGCACACGGTCTGTGAGCTATGACGGCAAGACGGTGAATTATGGCACCGACGCCGAGCTTGCCGCGGCCATAGGTGATGTCGAACGGCGCATCGCGAAACTCGAACGCGGCGCTGGGCGCGTGTTGCGCCCAAATGCCGTGAAGGATCTCTGATGAACTGGCGACAGCGCCTTGGGGCCTTCATAGGTGGCTTCGATGCTGGCCAGCATCATCGCCGCCTGCGTGGGTTCCAAGCGACACGCTCGCATGTGAATGCCTTGGTTGCGGCCTCCGGGCCCGACATCACCGCCCGTGCCCGCTGGCTCGTGCGCAACAATGGCTATGCCGTGAACGCGGTGGAAAGCTGGGCGGCCAATACGGTGGGCGACGGGATCAAGCCTATCTCGAAGCTGGCGGATGCCGCCCAAAAGGAAGAGCTGCAGCGGCTCTGGCTCGCCTGGACGGATGAGGCCGATGCCGAGGGCTTGACGGATTTCTACGGGCTTCAGCGGCGAGCGGCGCGTGAGGTGTTCCTGGCAGGCGAAGTCTTTGTTCGGATCAGGCCGCGGCGGGTGGAGGACGGCCTCACGGTACCGCTCCAACTCCAGATGCTGCCCTCGGAAATGCTGCCGCTTCATGAAACGGGCGTGGCGCGCAACGGTAATGCCATCCGGCAGGGCATCGAGTTTGACCGGATCGGGCGCCGTGTGGCCTATCACTTCTTCCGCCGCCATCCGAGCGACAGCACCGATCCGGGGCTCTCTGGAGAGATTGTCAGGGTGCCCGCCTCGGAGGTCATCCACGTCATGGACCCAGTAGAGGGTGGTCAGCTGCGCGGCGTCTCGAAACTGGCGCCCGCCATCGTGAAGCTGTTCCTGCTCGACCAATATGACGATGCCGAGCTCGACCGCAAAAAGGTCGCCGCGATGTACGCGATGTTCGTGACCTCGCCCGCCCCGGAGAACCCGCTCGCGCCCTTGGACGACGATGAGATGCCTGTAGGCGTTGAGATCAGCCCCGGTCAAATCGTGCGACTGGATCCCGGCGAGGATGTGACCGTCGGCCAGCCCGCCGATAGCGGGTCAACCTACGAGCCGTTCCAGTACCGGACGCTACTGCAGATCTCGGCAGCGTTAGGCATCCCGTACCCCTATCTCGCGAATGACATGGTGAAGGGGAACTTCTCCAACTCGCGCCTGGCGCTGATCGAGTTCCGCCGCCGCGTCTCCGCCTGGCAGCATTCGGTGATGGTCTACCAGCTCTGCCGCCCGGTCTATGCGCGCTGGCTCGATCTGGCCGTTCTGTCCGGCACGCTGGCCCTGCCGGGCTATGAAGCTGAACGCCCGCGGATGCTGGCAGCAGATTGGTTGCCCACCAAATGGGATTGGGTCGACCCGCTGAAAGACGCCAATGCCGAAATCGCCCAGATCGAGGCGGGCCTGAAATCCCGAACGCAGGCCATCGCCGAACGCGGCTATGACGCGGAGCAAGTTGATCGGGAAATCGCATCCGAGCGGGAACGCGAACGTGCACTGGGCCTTGATTTCCGCCGGCCAGGATCGCCCGCGCAAGGCGTGCAGGCGGTTCCTATCGAGGACGATGAGGCCGAGCCAAACAATGAGACCGATGACGCGGAAGACCGCCCGCGCCCTGACGAGGACCAAGCCTGATGCTCCATGTCCGCATTGCCGCGCGCGCTTTCAACACGCCACTGCTGGTTGAACCCACCAAGGCCATGGCTTTTCTGTCAGGGCTCGGGTCGCGCATTCTAGGACGACAGGTAGAGCTTTCGGACGGCTACGCGGCACACGACATCACGGCCGCGACACCCGCCCGCGCCAGCATTCTGGCCGGAAACCTCACCGAGCGTCTGCAGCAACATGGCAATGCGCCCTACCCGGTTGTCGACGGCATCGCCGTGATCGAGATCGCGGGCGTTCTAATCCATCGCGGAGGCTGGATCGGACAGTCCTCGGGCCAGACCAGCTACGAAGGGATCGCGGCGCAGATCGAGGCTGCAAAACGCGATCCGTCCGTGCGCGCGGTGGCGCTCGAGATCGACAGCTTTGGCGGAGAGGTGGCGGGCGTCTTCGACCTGGCGGATCAGATCCGGGCCCTGCGCCGCGACAAGCCCGTCTGGGCATTCGTCGCCGAGCACGCTTTCTCGGCGGGTTATGCGCTGGCCTCCCAGGCGGACCGGATCCTGCTGCCGCGCACCGGTGCCGTCGGCAGCATCGGCGTCGTAATGATGCATGCCGATCTCAGCGGCCAGCTCGATCAGGATGGTGTGCGGGTCACACTTATCCATTCCGGCCAGCACAAGGTCGACGGCAATCCCTACGAGCCACTGCCAGAGAACGTCCAGGACGACATCCAGCGCGAGATCGATGTGCTGCGGTTCCTCTTCGCCGAGACCGTCGCTGCAGGCCGCGCTGAGCGTCTGAACCAAGATGCGGCGCTGGCGACCGAGGCTGCCACCTTCCGCGGAACGGATGCCGTCGCCGCAGGCCTGGCCGATGAGGTGATCGACCTCACCCGTGGCTTTGCCCGCTTTCGCGAAAGCCTGTCTGCCCAATCACCTACCGCGCGGCTGCCCCGCGCCAGTCATCCCCGAGCAAAGGAGGCCGCCATGAGCGCCACAACTGACGCCACTGAGGCAAACACGGAAATCAGCGATACCGAGGACACCGTGCTGGAGAGCACTACTGAACAAGATGAGCAGGAAGCTGAACAAAGCGCACAGGAAGAAGACCCCGCGCCCGTCGCAGCTGCCGCGCCTTTGCCCACCCCGGCGGCTGCGCAACCCAGCAATCTGGCGGACCTGTCGGCTCAGCTTCGCGAGGCGGCAGCCGAGATCGCCGAGATCGCGGCGCAAGCAGGTCGGCTCGGCATCGCGATCGATGCGGCGAAGGCGCTCCGCGATGGCACAGCGCCAGAAGCCCTCCGCAAACTGGTCCTTCAACGCGCCTCCGCGGCTGCGGATGCTCGCGACATCGTAGCGGCCCCACCCTCACCCTTCCTCCCCAAATCCGTGGAAAGCCCGATTGTGGCTGCCGCGAAGAAGGCTGCCTCGGCGGGCAGCAGGGGCTGAACTGCTCTCCCTGACATCTGTACCGCCCACCTGATCCCCCGCCACTCCTCCCCGGCGGGGGATTTCTTTTTGACCCCCAATCTTCAGGAGATTGCCCATGTCCGTGCTGACCCAACCGCCCACGATGGGCGACGTCCTCAAATACGAGCTGAACCCCAACTTCACCCGCGAGACCGTCACGCTGCTGGCCGGCACCAGCTACCCTGTCGGTGCCGTGCTCGGCCGCATCACAGCCAGCGGCAAGTACAAACTCGCTACCTCGGGTGGCTCGGATGGCGCGCAGACCGCCACCGCCGTGCTGCTTTACGCCACCGATGCCAGTGCCACGGATCAGGAGGCGGTCGTGATCGTTCGCGGGCCGGCCATCATCTCCAAAGCCGCGCTGGTGTTCGATGCCAGCGTCGATGACGCGGCCAAAACGGCGGCCAAACACGCCCAGTTGACCGCGCTCGGCATCATCCCACGCGACGCCGCCTGATCCGGCCGCAAGATTCCTCCCCTCATTCCCGGAGTTCCCCATGACTATCACGCGCAACCCGTTTGACGCGGGCGGCTATTCGCTCGCCGAAATGACGCAGGCCATCAACATCCTGCCCAATCTCTATACACGCCTCGGCCAGATCGGCCTGTTTCGCTTTGAAGGCGTCACGCAACGCTCCATTGTCATCGAACAGCGCGAGGGGGTTCTGAGCCTCCTGCCTTCGGTGCCGCTGGGCGCGCCCGCCACCGTCGGCACCCGCGAGCAGCGCTCGATGCGCAGCTTTGCGCTCCCCTGGATCCCACATGACGATGTGATCCTGCCCGCCGATATCCAGGGCATGCCCGCGCTGGGCCTCTCAGACGCAGCCGATCCCTTAGTCGAGGTGATGAACCGCAAGCTAACGCTGATGCGCCGCAAGCATGCCCAGACCCGCGAATACATGGAGATGAACGCGCTGCGCGGCATCGTGAAGGACGGCGCGGGCACGACCCTCTACAACTACTTCACGGAATTCGGGATCGAACAGATCTCGGTCGACTTCGTCTTCGGTACGGCCGGAACGAATGTGCAGGCCAAGGTTCGCACCGTGCTGCGTGGGATCGAGGACAGCCTGCTCGGAGAGACCATGACCACGGCGCATGCGCTTGTGAGCTCGGAGTTCTTCGACAAGCTAATCAGCCACCCGAAGACGGAAGAGGCCTACAAATTCTTCTCGGCGACCGGCGGTCAGCCGCTTCGCGAGGACATGCGCCGGGCCTTCCCCTTCGCAGGCATTCTTTTTGAGGAATACAACGGCTCGGTCACCCTCTCGAACGGCACCTCAGAGCGGCTGATCCCCGCGGGCGAGGGCATCGCCTTCCCGCTTGGCACCTTCGACACCTTCACCACCTATGGCGGACCGGCCAACTTGCTGGAGACGGCCAACACCGTGGGTCTGCCGCTTTACGCGCGGCAGATGATGGACACCAAGGGGCGCTGGATCGATCTCATGACCGAGGCCTCGATCCTGCCGGTCAACAAGCGCCCGCGGCTGGCCATCCGGATCTTCAGCTCGAACTGAGGCCGCTGAGACATGACGGCCTTTGCCGTGGCCCTCGATCTGCTCTTCGCTGATCCGAACCTCGCCCATGAGGCTTGGCATCGCGACAGCGAAGGGCAGTTCACCCGCATCCGCATCATCATGCGTCGCAATGATGATGTGACCACGTTCGGGGCCGCGCGCCTGGTCTCAGAGACTATGCGCTTTGATGTGCGCGTTTCGGAACTCCCCGCACCCCGCCCTGATGAGCAGATCCTTTTCGGCTTTGAGACCTTCCTGATCCAAGGTGAGCCGATCCGCGATCGCGAGCGGCTGATCTGGACCATTGAGGCGACGCCCGCGTGAAACTCGACCTCTCCGTGACTGGCGACATCGTCACCGCGATGCGCGCCGAAATCCTCGCTGGCGAAAAGGCCGTGACCACGGCAATGCGCGCGGCGGGCAGCAACCTGAAGTCAGACTGGCGCGCCCAGATCACGCGCGCTCGCCTTGGACAGCGGCTTGCCAACACGATCAGGTCCAAGACCTTTCCGGCGGCGGGCGAAAGCCTCGAGGCGGCCGCGTTCATTTGGTCCAACGCACCCCAGATCATCGGGGCGCATGACGCGGGACCCTTGATCAGGTCGAAAGACGGGTTCTGGCTTGCCATCCCAACGCCAGCGGCCGGTAAGGGCTCGCGCGGCAAGGCGCTCACGCCCGGCGAATGGGAAAGGCGGCGCGGACTACGCCTTCGGTTTGTCTATCGGCGGGGCAGTCCAAGCCTGCTCGTGGCCGACGGGCGGCTGAACAGTCGCGGGCTGGGCGTGGCATCACGGTCCAAGACTGGGCGTGGACAGAGCACGGTGCCGATTTTCCTCTTGGTGCCCCAGGTGAAACTCGCCAAACGGCTGTCGCTGGCGCGGGACGCAGAACAAGCGCAGGCAGCGATACCGGGGCTGATTTTGGCGAACTGGCTCGATGCGCGGGCGTCGTGAAAGGGCTGGCGGAAGCGGTGGGATTCGAACCCACGGTAGGCTTTCACCTACGCTGGTTTTCAAGACCAGAGCCTTAAACCACTCGGCCACACTTCCTTTGGTGCCCCCTGCCGGACTCGAACCGGCACGCCCGAAGGCAAGGGATTTTAAGTCCCTGGCGTCTACCGATTCCGCCAAGGGGGCGGTGGTAGGCCCGGCAGGATTCGAACCTGCGACCAAGGCGTTATGAGCGCCCTGCTCTAACCGCTGAGCTACAGGCCCGCCGCTAGCTGTGATGGCGGAATTCAAGGCAGAAAACAACCACATGCCCACCACCCGCGAAACCATCCTGACCGCATTGGCGGACCTGCTCAGGACGATCCCGCATGTGCCCGTTCTGCGCGGAGAAGTTCTCCCGGAACGCATCCCGCCCGCAGGTCTCATGATCCTGCGTGACGGCACCCCGGGCGAGCCAGGCGTAACGTTGTCGCCGCTGACCTATCATTTCCAGCATCGTGCTGAACTCGAAATGATCGTGCAATCAGCAACGGATCGGGACGTCCTTTTTGACGAGCTTATCACTCAGGTCGGCGCTGTGATCGCCGCTGACCGGACATTGCGGGGTCTATGCGATTGGGTCGAGCCAGAGGCTGCTGAACCTGTCGACCTTCCAGTCGAGGGAGCCGCATCCCTGAAAGCCGGGATCATTCCGATCACCCTTCACTACGCGACCAGTGACGCGCTGGGCTGACGAGACCAATTCAAGGAGAAACACCATGGCACGAGCCCAAGGCGCGCGGGCGCAAATGGCGCTGGCGTTCGAAACGACCTATGGCACGCCACCGTTGAGCAGCTTCACCAAGATGCCCTTTGCCAGCACGACGCTGGGGGCAGAGCAACCGCTGCAGACCTCAGAATTGCTGGGATACGGTCGGGATCCGCAGGCTCCAATCAAGGATGCGGTGACGGCGGATGGCGATGTGGTCATCCCGATTGACGCCGAGGCCTTCGGCTTCTGGCTGAAGGCCGCTTTTGGCGCGCCCACCACAACGGGTGCCGATGCGCCCTATAGCCACGAGTTCCGCTCCGGAAACTGGGCGCTGCCCAGCTTCTCAGTCGAGACCGGCATGCCCGAGGTGCCGCGCTACGCGATGTATTCCGGCTGCATGGTCGACAGCCTGAACTGGCAGATGGCGCGATCAGGGCTGCTGACGGCGACCGCCAGTATCGTTGCACAAGGTGAGACAATCGCGACAAGCACGGCAGCGGGCACACCTGCCACGATCGCCCTCAAACGCTTCGGCCATTTCAACGGGTCGATCACGCGGAACGGGGCCAATATCGGTAACGTTGTCTCTGCCGACCTTACTTATGCCAACAACCTCGATCGCATCGAGACGATCCGAGCGGATGGCAAGATCGACGGTGCGGATCCCTCAATTGCGGCACTGACCGGCAATGTCGTTGTGCGCTTCGCTGACCAGACGCTGGTGACACAGGCGATCAATGGCGAGGCCTGCGAGTTTGAGTTCTCCTACACGCTGCCAACCGGTGAAAGCCTGACCGTCACCGCGCATGCCGTCTATCTGCCACGCCCTCGGATCGAGATCTCCGGCCCGCAAGGCGTGCAGGCAACCTTCGACTGGCAGGCCGCCAGCGACCCGGTATTGGGCCGGATGTGCACCGTCACCCTGACCAACGACCGCGAGGTTTACTGACCATGCTGTGCTTGAACCTCTCTACCGAGCAGCGCTGGCTCGACCTCGGCCATGGCGTGCGGCTGCTGGTTGAGCCGCTCACCACCGCCATCATGTTGGCCGCGCGCAGTGATCCGACGATCGTCGCTGCCGCCGGTGATGCTGACGGCAGCGCCTCCAATGATGACCTCGCGCGCATCGTGGCCAAGGCCGTTGCCAGGATCGTTGTCAAAGACTGGGAGGGCGTGGGTGATGAAGATGGAAAACCGCTGCCGCTAACGCCCGAGGGCATTGACGCCCTTCTGGAACTCTGGCCGATCTTCGAGGCCTTCCAGACCAAATACATCGCAGGCGCGCTGATCCTGGACATGGAAAAAAACGCCTGACCGCTCTCGCCGACTGGGAGTTCGGCGGGGGCGGCGACTATTGCGCCGCATGCCCATCTGTTTGCGCGGACTGCCCGCGCACTCTCCATCAGCCCATGACCTTCGAGGGCTGGCAGGTCTGGGACCTGGTTCAGCGCCTTGGCGGACAGGTCCGCATCGCGGGCGGCATGAGCGGCAGCGCTGTGCTCGGCTGGGATATGGCTGCTGCCCTCCAAATCGGGGCGGCCCTCGGGCTCTCGCCCCTCATTATCGCGGAACTCTTGCCGCCCATTGAGGCGGTGATGGTGCGCAAAACCAACGAAGAGATCGAACATCGCAATGGCTGAGAAACGTGTCTCCGTCCGCCTCTCCGCAACCGGTGGGCGCCAGGTGCGTGCCGAACTCGAGGGTGTCGGAGAGGCAGGTGCGCGCGGCTTGGGGCGCCTCAGCCGCGAGCTGGACCAAGCCAATGCGCGTATGGCGGCCTTTGGGCGCCGGGCCCGGATTGCCGCCACCGCTGCCGCCACCGCCTTGGCCGGTGCTGTTGTCGCGATGACCCGCTCGACGGTTTCTGCCGCCAACGAAATCAACCAGCTCAGCCAGGTCGCCAATGCGAACCCGGAGGTTTTCCAGCGCTGGTCGGCGGCCTCCGCCACCGTCGGAATAGAACAAGAAAAGCTCGCCGACATCCTGAAGGACGTGAACGACCGCGTCGGCGACTTCCTGCAGACAGGTGGCGGTCCTATGGCGGATTTCTTCGAGAACATCGCGCCAAGAGTAGGTGTGACGGCGGACCAGTTCGCCCGGCTTTCGGGGCCGGAAGCGCTACAACTCTATGTCGACAGCCTCGAGCGCGCGGGCGTCAGCCAACAGGAGATGACCTTCTATCTCGAGGCTATGGCCTCGGATGCAACGCGGCTGATCCCGCTCCTGCAAAACGGCGGCGCAGAAATGACCCGCCTCGGGACACAAGCGCAGGCCCTTGGGGCGGTGCTCGATGCAGATGCCATCGCCGCCATGCGCCGGTCGGAACTCGCGCTGGTCAGCATTGGGCAGGTCTTCACCGGCGTGCGCAATCGGATCGCTGTCGCGCTGGCCCCGTCGCTGGAAGCGGTGGCCAATGCGTTTGTCGCCCTTGCGTCCAGCACCAGCCCAATCAGTCGGGCCTTTGATGCTGTGCTGGCCAACCTTGATAGGCTGGCGATCTATGCGGGGACATTTGCCAGTTTCCTTGTCGGTCGCTGGGTGGCCGCGATGGCGGCGGCCGCCCTGTCGGTGCGGGGATTGGCCACGACGCTCGTTGTTTTGCGCGGAGCGCTTATCCGTACTGGCATCGGTGCCCTCATCGTCGGTGCCGGGGAACTTGTCTACTGGTTCACCCGGCTGGCGTCTGGCGCAGGCGGCTTCGGCGAGGCCATGCGGCTCTTGAAGGATGTCGCGGTCGAGGTCTGGGAACGGATCAAGATGGGCGCCAACGCCGCGGGATCGCGCGCCACGGCCATGTTCTATGATCTCAAAGCCGATGCTGCGACCGGGATGGCTGGAGCGATAGAGAGTGTGGTCGCCTTCGGCAACACTACGGCGAATACCTTCGAGGGTGCACTCTTGGCCGTCCGCGAAATCTGGTCGCGCCTGCCGGATGTGATCGGGGATCTTGTCTTCTCGGCTGCCAACCGCATGCTCGACGGGATCGAAGCCATGTTGAACGGCGCAATCCGCAGGATCGACGCCTTTACAGGAAACATTCGCGATGCGCTGGCGGCTGTCGGCATCGAGACCACCTTTGGTCAGATCGGCGAAATCAGTCTTGGTGACATCCCAAACCCCTTTTCCGGGGCCTCCGCCGACGCTGGAACGGCTGCAGCAGAGGCCTTTCGCCGAGCCTTCGAAGACAACCCGCTCACGCCCCCTGACCTTGGCCTTGATGCAATTGCTGCCGAGGCGCTGTCCACCGCGAACACCTACCGTCAGGCCGCCACCGATCTCGCCAATGGCGCGACGGCACCACTCACCTCCTGGGGTGCGCTGCGTGACGCTGTTGCGGGCACCGGCGAAGAAGGTGCAGCGGCGCTGGATGAGGCCACGGCCTCTGCAGATCGGCTGTCGGATGCCATGGGGCGCGCGGGAGGGGCTGCGGGCAGCGCTGGAGATCGGATCGCCACTGGGTGGCGTGCAGTCTCAGAATCTCTTCAAGCCTATGCTACCGACGCCCTGAACTGGGGCAAAGGCCTCGGCGAAACCCTGACCAGCGCCTTCAGCGGTGCAGAAAGCGCATTCCGAAGCTTCGTCGAGACCGGCAAGTTCGACTTCAAGGGCCTCGTGCGCTCAATCTTGGCGGACCTTGCGGTCCTGTCGTTCAAGCGCGCGGTGCTGGGGCCCATCGCCTCGGCGCTCTCGGGCATCTTCGGCGGCGGGTCCGTCGTGGCGGCCGTTTCGCATGCGGGCGGCATCGTAGGGTTATCGGGACACACTCGCTCGGTACCAGCGCTGGCGTTCGCGGCGGCGCCCCGGATGCATTCCGGCGGTTGGGCTGGTCTCCGCCCCGACGAGGTCCCGACGATCCTGCAGCGTGGGGAACGGGTGCTCAACCGGCGCGAAGCAACTGACTATGGCCGAGGCGGCAGCATTGGCGCGGGCGTCACCGTGAACATCGACGCGCGCGGGGCGCAGATGGGTGTGGCTGAGCAGATCGATGCGCGCCTTCGCGCGGCCATCCCCGAGATCGCGCGCATTGCCAAGGAAAGCGTGGCCGATGGGCGGCGCCGGGGTCAGGTGATCTGAAATGGCCATTCCTGTCTTGCCGTTGACGCTCGTCACCTCGCTTGAGCGGCGGCTGGTCACATCAGTCGCCGAGGCGCGCTCGCCGTTCACCGGCACATCCCAGATCCAGGACTGGGGGGCCTCATGGTGGGAGTACCAGTTTGAGATGGCGGTGACCCAAGGGGGCAAGGCTCGGCGGCTCTCGGCCTTCTTCACCGCGCTGGGCGGATTGCGAGGCCGGTTCCTGTTCCCCGATCCCTCGATCGAGGTACCGGTGGCGGCAGGCAACCCTTATGTCACTGAGGCGCAGGTTGCAGGATCCTCAACCCTGCGCACGGCCGGGTGGGGACTTGGGCTTCGCGCGGGGGATTTCTTCCAGCTGGGCAGCGATGTGACGACGCGGCTCTATCAGCTGACTGCCGATGTGACGCCCGTGGGCAGTGAGGCGACGTTGGAGTTTGTACCACCGCTTCGGGCTTCCGTGCCGGTCGGCACGCTTCTCGGCCTCGATGCCCCGTCGGTCCTGTTGCGGCTGACGGCCCCGATTCCCTCGGTCATCGGTCGGGCTGATCAGCACCGTTTCACGATCTCCGCCCGCGAAGCCCTTTAACCAGCGAGGCCCTCTAATGAGCCGTGATCTCACCGTCGCCTTCGCCACCGCGTTGGCTGATCAAAACCTCAGGCCGGTCATCTTCTTCGAAGGGCAGTTCGCCACGGGCTGGGTTCGGATCTGGTCTGGGCTGGGAGAGGTCAGCTGGAACGGTCAAAGCTGGGCCGGTGCCGGGTCTCTGCTTGGGCTCGGGGCCATCGATGAAACCGGCGAGGTCGTGGCTGGCGGCACGGCCGTATCGCTTTCCGGCGTGCCGCTTGATCTCGTGCAGATGGCCATCGATGAAGCGCGTCAGGGGCTGCCGGGCCGGATCTGGCTGGGGCTTCTGGCCGAGAATGGCAGCATCATTGCTGATCCGGTTCAGGCATTCTCGGGCCGCCTCGATGTTCCAGAAATCAAGGATGATGCGGACACCTGCACGATCACCATCAGTTATGAGAGCCGGTTGATCGACCTGACCGTGGCGCGGACCTGGCGCTACACACACGAAAGCCAGCAGGTCTTGTTCCCGGGCGACCTTGGCTTCGAATATGTGACCGCGATCCAGGACCGCGAAATCACGTGGGGGCGCGGATGATGCGCCCCCGCGTTGACCACTGGGAACGCCTGCTCGCAGCGGCGATCGATACCGCACGAGCAAAGCCCTTTGTCTGGGGCCTCCATGATTGCCCAACCTTCGCATTCGAGACGCGCATGATTCTGACCGGCGGTGAGGATGTCGCGACCCTCTGGCGAGGGCGCTACACCACCGCGCTTGGCGGTGCGCGTGTGATGCGCCGTCTGGGCTGGGCCTCGCTCGAGGACATGGGTCGTGCGCTTTTAGGCGAACCACGCCCGGGCGTTTTGTTGGCCCAACGCGGCGATATCGTTCTGGCCGACACCGGCCTCGGCTTTGGCGTCTGTACTGGAGCGCAGGCCGTTGGCATGGCACCTGAAGGCCTCGTGACTGTACCGCTGACCTCCTGCCGGTTTGCCTGGCACATTTGAATTCGGATCCACTCCATGCCCTTCATCGTGACAGCCGTCACCGCGATCGCGGGGGCGATCAGCGGCGTATTGGCTGCAGGCGGCATTGGTGCCGCGCTTTTGCGGATCGGTGGCACGCTGATTCTCTCCTATGCGGCGCAGGCCCTGATGCCGAAGCCGCAGACAACGATGCAGCCGCGGACGGTCACGATCCGCGAGCCCGTGGTGCCCCGCGATCTGGTCTATGGCCGCACCCGAAAGGGCGGGGTCATCGTCTTCCTTCACTCCTCGGGGCCGGACAACAAATACCTCGATCTGGTGATCGTGCTGGCCACGCATCGGGTCAAATCGATCGGGGCCATCTACTTTGAAGGCGAAGTGGCAGTGAATGCCGCTGGGGCCGCGCAGGGCCGCTGGGCTGGAAAGGTTGTCGTCGAGAAGAAACTGGGTACGGCCAACCAGACGGCCTTTGCGGGCCTCAAGGCAGCGCTGCCCGACAAGTGGACCGAGAACCATCAGCTTCGGGGCTGTGCGGCCATTCGGCTGCGCCTCACCTATGACCAGGACGCCTTCCCGGGCGGCATCCCGAACATCACGGTCGATCTCGAGGGAAAGGACGACATCTGGGATCCGCGGACGCAAACCGCGGGCTATTCGGAAAACCCCGCCCTATGCCTTGCCGATTATATGGCGAATGCAACCTGGGGCATCGGGGCGCGCATCGGCCAGCCCGACGGGATTGACGAGATCTCCTTGGTCGAAGCCGCGAACATCTGCGACGAGACCGTTCCACTCGCCGGCGGTGGGGCAGAGCCGCGTTACGCCTGCAACGGGGTGATCACCCTCTCGGAGGTCCCGAAGACGATCATTGAGGGGATGCTCTCCTCCTTCGCCGGGCGCTGTGCCTTTTCGGGCGGGTCCTGGCGCATCCATGCGGGCGCGTGGCGCGCGCCGGATGTCGCGCTGACCTCGGACCATGTCCGCGAGGGCGGGCTGACGCTCGCGACGCGCGTGACGATGTCCTCGAACTTCAACGGGGTGCGGGGGCAGTTTGTCAGCCCCGAGAACGATTGGCAGCCTGACGACTTCCCAGCTTACGCCTCGGATGTTTATCTCGCCGAGGACGGCGGGGAGCGAAAATGGCGCGACATCTCGCTGCCCTTCACGATCTCGGCCGCCATGGCGCAGCGGCTGGCCAAGATCGAGCTGGAACGCGCTCGCCGGCAGATGACGGTGCGGCTCTCGGGCAAGCTCTCAGCTTGGGCGGCCACCGTCGGCGATGTGGTGACGCTGTCCTATGCGCGTTGGGGCTTTGCCGCGAAACCCTTCGAGGTGCATGGGGTCAGCCTTGATCTGACAGCTTCGGGCGATGGCGCACTGCTCATGCCGGAGCTCGTTCTGCGCGAGACCTCGCCCCTCGTCTATGACTGGTCGGCGTCCGAGCAGCAGATCTACGCAGCTGCCCCACGCACAGCGCTGCCCAATGCTTACGACATCCCGGCACCCGGCGCGCCACAGGTTACCGAGGACCTCTATGTCACGCGGGATGGGGGCGGACTAAAGGTTCTGGCCAAGATCAGCTGGGAAGCTGCACCGTCTGGGTTTGTCTCTGCATACCAGCTGCAGGGGAAACTGGCGGACGCAACCGAGTGGATCGACTATGGACGCACTGATGGCACCACACTGGAAATCCGCGACATTGCCCCAGGAGAATGGGCTTTCCGTGTAAAGGCGATCTCAGTTCTGGGCGTTTCTTCGCCTTGGCAACAGACTGCGGCAGAGATCCTCGGGCTGACTGCGCCGCCAGCGCAACTCGAGAATGTCACGCTGCAAACGGCAGGCGGGCTCGCCATCCTGAAATGGACACGCTCGTCCGATCCCGATGTTCGCGTGGGCGGCAACATCGTGATCCGGCATTCGAAGGAAGCAACGGCCACTTGGGCTGACAGTTATTCGATGGACCGGGTCTCGGGTGGCGAAGCCATCGCCGTCGTACCCCTCAAACCCGGGACCTACCTGATACGAGCTGAGGACAGCGGCGGCCGTGCCGGTCCAGAAACCCGGGTCTCGACCAAGGGTGCGCAGGTGCTGGCCTTCTCGACCTTGGACTTTCTGCAGGCTGATCCCGGCTTCTTCGGCCCGAAATCAGGGCTACAGGTTACGGGTTCGACCCTGACGCTCGCCACGGCGACCGCAGATGGCGTGACGCAGGCCACCACGATGGAGGGGCAGTACGCCTTTGCCGCCGGGCTCGATCTCGGCACGGTGAAGCGGGTCCGTCTACGCTCAGAGATTGGCGTTGCAGCCTTGGCGCTGAATGACCGGATCGATGCCCGCACCGCGCTGATGGATACATGGGCCGACTTTGACGGATCAGCGGGTGCAGAAATCGATGTGCTCTTCGAAATCCGCGAGACCGATGACGATCCGGCCGCATCGCCGAACTGGGGTCCCTGGGGCCGGCTCGACAACCACGAAATCGAGGCCCGCGCGGTAGAGGCGCGGGCGTTTCTCACGACGAAGGATGCGTCCTACACGCCCATCGTCAGCCAATTGCGGCTCTATGCCGATGAGGTCGCGTAATGCCCCAGACATCCAGCTTCGTGATCGCGAACGACGCGGGCGCGGCCGTTCGGGCGCGCATCAATGAGGTGATCGCCGCGCTGCAATCGACAAGTGCCGGGGCCTCGGCTCCCGTCGCCACGACCGCGGGCATGCTCTGGGTCGATACGTCGGTCTCGCCGCCGGTTCTGCGCCGCCGGAATGCCACCAACACGGGCTGGGATGCGCTCTTGGATGCGGCAGGCAATCTGGCGGGTCTGGCAAACACGGCCATGGCGCGCACGAACCTTGGTCTTGGGACAATGGCGACGAAATCTGCCGCCGATTACGATGCAGCGATTGCGGCGAAAGCGGCCTTGTCCGGGGCAACCTTCACAGGGGTCGTCACTGCCCCGAACTTCGTCTCCTCGTCCGATGCGAGGCTGAAATCCGATGTTGAGACCATCGTCGACGCGCTGGCCTTGGTCAGCGCCTTGCGCGGCGTGCGCTTCACGATGGATGGCACGCGCCAGATCGGCGTCATCGCACAGGAGGTCGAGACAGTCCTGCCCGAAGTCGTCCGTGACAACGAGGCGGGTCAGCTCTCCGTCGCCTACGGCAATATCACCGGCCTTCTGATCGAGGCCGTCAAGGAACTGGCCGCCCGAGTCGCGGCGCTCGAGGAGGCACGCCCATGAATGATGGTGGGTTCATCGACATGATCAACTCGTTCTTCGGAGGTGCCGTGACCACGCTGATCGGCGCCTTCACCGGACGGCTGATGTGGCATTCGGGGGAGGTGAAGCTCGGCAATCGCCGCTTCTTCGGCAAGGAACTTCTCTGGGAAATCCCCGTCGCCGTCGGCATGGCGCTGATCGGGGAGGCGGCGGCGCGTTACATTGGCCTGTCGCAGCCGGTCTCGACGGGGTTCGTGGCAACCCTTGCCTATCTCGGGCCCCGCGGGGCGGAGGCACTTCTGGCCGCCTGGCTCTGCCGCAAGAAGTAACCCGCACACTCTTTCACACACATCACACACGCCGTCCCATCTGGGGCGGCGTTTTGCATTGCATGGGAGACAACCATGACGCCGTTCGACATCGCCCGCAGCTACATCGGCACGACCGAGGGCCCGGGCTCCGCTGACAATCCTGTCATCATGGAGATGTATGCCTCCGTTGGCCACGATTGGGTTGAGCATGATAGCGTCGCCTGGTGCGCAGCCTTCGTCGGACACTGCCTCGAGAAGGCCGGGATCAAATCCACCCGCAAGCTGACGGCGCGGTCTTATCTCGACTGGGGCATCCCGATCGAAGTGGCGGACGCCGAGCCGGGTGATATCGGCGTGATCCCCCGAGGCTCGTCCAGCTGGCAGGGGCATGTGTTCTTCATCGACCGGATCGAGGGACCATGGGTCTGGGGCCTCGGCGGCAATCAGAACGACGCTGTTAATGTGAAGCGCTATCCGGTCTCAAAGCTCCTCGGAGTGCGCCGTGCGGGCAATGTCGCGCCGAGCGTTACGATGTCCGTCGAGGCGGTGCAGCGACGGCTGAAAGACCTCGGCTATCACGAGGTGGGTCAGATCGATGGAAAGATCGGGCCGCGCACCCGCGCTGCCATCCTGGCCTTTCGGCAGGACAACGTCCTGGCCCTCGTGCCCATCATCGATGTGGCGCTGACCGATGCGCTGGACCGAGCGTCACCTCGCGAAATCGCACCTGAGAGGGCATCTGGCACGCCTGCAGAAAGCCGGATCGTAACAGCATCCAATGCGCAGATCGGTCTCGGTGTCATTGGTGCTGCAGGCTCGATCGGCAGCCAGATCGCCCCGGCGCTGATGGAGGCCGAGCAGGCCCGCGACATGGCCGGGCGCGTGTTCACCTTGATCGGTCTGGAAAACGCGCTTTCCGATGCCCTGCCGTGGATTGGTGCGGGGGTGTTCATCGGCGTGGTGGTTTATGCGCTCCGCGCCAAGGCGGCCCGGATCGACGACCATCGGACGGGGAAAACGCCGTGACCTGGGTCTTGATCGTTGTCTCCTGCATCGCAGGCGACAGCCTGCCTGACTGCGGCAGTGGGATCAGCCCAGTTCGCTTTCCAGACTTCGCCACCTGCGAAGATGCCGCTGTTCGAACGCATGATCACATGCGGGCCAGCGCCGATGCGCGCGGGCAAACCCTACTGCTGCTCGATACGCGCTGCTTCGCCCTCTCACCGGGGGCACCCGCATGAGTACCATCCTGACCATGCTATTCCCGGGCCTTGGTCGGCGCTTCGCCTATTGGGGAGCGCTTATCGCCGCGGTGTTCATCGCCGTCTGGATTCTGCTCCGGCAGGGCAAGCACGCCGCAGAGGCCGACCTCGCCATCCGCCGCGCCGATGCCCGTGTTCGCGCGCTGCAAACGTCCAAGGAAATCCGCCATGACCTTCAAAACACTGATCGTGCCGATCTTGAGCGTCGGGCTGACCGCTGGATGCGCGATTGACCCGCGAGGTTTGCTGGACGATTGCGATTGGGCCGAGCCTATTCGCCCCTCGCGCCAGGACCTGCTGAGCGACGGCACTCTGGCGCAGATCGTCGCCCACAACGAGGTAGGCGCGCGGCTCTGCGGGTGGCAGCCATGACAATCGCCACTTTGAGCGAGGGCCCGGCCATTCTCATCGGCTACGCCTGGCGGCTGCAGATTGAGGCGGAAGCACCTGTCTTTGCCGAAGGCGCGAGCTATGCCGGCCATCTCCGCCTCAAACCCAGTGACCCGACGCTGCTTGCAGAGCTGTCCAGCGCCGATGGAGGGATACAGCACATCACAGAGACTGTGTTGGAACTGTCTCTGACGCCTTTCCAAACCGCAGGGCTCTCACCTGGGCGCGTGGTGCTGGATTTGGTGCGCACCGATCTCGAGCCAGACCTGCACTTGGGCTTTCTACTCGAAATCCCCGTGATGCTGCCGGTGACGCGAGGGTTGAGCCCATGAGTGACGCGATCCGGCAAACAGGCCCGATCACCATCACCGCGCCGATCAAGGTGCGTGTTGTAAACGGGCCATTCCGTATTCGGCTTGGCGGCCAGCCAGGACCGCAGGGGGCGACGGGCCCACAAGGCGACAAGGGCGATCAAGGTGATCCGGGCATCACGATCCTGCCCACCGACGCCCCCATCAATGGAGGATTTTTCTGATGGCCAATACGATCCAGCTGAAACGCCGCGTCTCCGGCGTGGCGGGTGCGCCCGCTGCGCTGAAATCGGGTGAGCTTGCCCATAACGAGGTCGACAACACGGTCTATGTCGGCAAGGGCGACGATGGCAGCGGCAATGCGACCTCCATCGTCCCCGTAGCAGGGAGTGGCGGCTTTCTGGCGCTGGTGGGCACGCAGAATGTTGGTGGGGCCAAAACCTTCTCTGTCGTGCCAAAATCCGGACAAGATGCCAGCGGCGGGACCGACCTTGTTCGCAAGTCTCAGGTCGACAGTCTGCTATTGGCGAAAGCGCCCTTGGCGTCACCAACCTTCACAGGATCGCCCGCGGCGCCGACGGCGGTCGCGGGCACGAACTCGACGCAGATTGCAACGACGGCCTTCGTCAATGACGCCATTGCCGGCTTTGGCGCCGGCGACATGGCAAAATCCACCTATGACACGGACAATGATGGCAAGGTGGATGCCGCGGAAATTGCAGATGCCGTTCCTTGGTCTGGGATCACGGGCAAGCCCACAAGCTTCACGCCCTCCAGCCACAGCCATTCGATCGCACAGGTCACCGGGCTCCAGACGGCGCTGGATGCAAAGGCACCTCTTGCATCGCCTGCACTGACAGGATCGCCGACTGCCCCAACGGCAACGGCCGGTACGAACACAACGCAGATTGCGACAACAGCCTTTGTGGCTGCCGCCATCGGTGCGCTTATTGATGCAGCTCCCGGCGCCATGGATACGCTGAACGAGTTGGCCGCAGCGCTGGGCGATGATCCGAACTTTGCGACCACGGTCACGAATGCACTGGCAGGCAAGCTCTCCGCAGCATCGAACCTGTCCGACCTCCCCAATAAAGCAACATCGCGGTCGAACCTCGGACTGGGGTCCATGGCCACGCAAGCCTCCAGCAATGTCGCGATCACCGGTGGGTCGATCAACGGGATCACACTTGATGGTGGGACCTTCTGATCATGGCAAATACCGTTCTGGTAAAACGAACGACCGTGGCCGGCCGGGTGCCCAGCACGGCGCAACTCGCTGCCGGAGAACTCGCCGTAAATGTCACTGACGGAAAGCTCTTCCTGAAACGCGTCTCCGGCGCCGAAACCGTGATCGAGCTCGGACAAACTGGACCGCAAGGAGCCGCAGGACCGGCTGGTCCTCAGGGCGCGACCGGGCCAACAGGGCCTCAGGGCCCAACAGGGGCAACAGGCCCGAAAGGTGACACAGGTGCAACAGGTCCTCAGGGTCCGACGGGCGCCACAGGACCGACACCAGCGCATCAATGGTCCGGCACCAGTCTGCGTTTTTTCAACGGATCGACCTGGGGTGGTTACGTAAACCTGAAAGGTGCTACCGGGGCAACAGGTGCGACCGGAGCCAAGGGTGATACTGGCGCCACCGGCCCGACAGGACCCCAGGGACCTGTAGGTCCCACAGGCCCAACCGGTGCAACCGGTCCACAAGGCCCCGCAGGAGCGGATGGGTCTCCCGACACGGCCGCGCAGGTACGTGCCAAACTGGTGACAGTGGATGGCTCTGGCTCTGGAATTGATGCCGACTTGCTCGATGGCAGCCATGCCAGCGCTTTTGCCCGCCTGTCGGGAGCGACGTTCTCAGGCACTGTGACAGCGCCGAACTTTGTCTCCTCCTCAGATGCGCGTCTCAAATCTGACATCGCGCCCATCGCAGATGCGCTCGCCAAGGTACAAGCGCTCAACGGCGTCACCTTCAAAATGACAGGTAGTGACACGCGGCAGATGGGCCTCATCGCGCAGGAAGTGCAGGCGGTTTCGCCGGAGGCTGTCGTCGAGACGGAGGGCGTTCTGCGCCTCGCTTACGGCAATCTCGTGGGCCTCCTCGTGGAGGCAATCAAGGACCTCGCTCAGGAGGTCGACAAGCTGAAAAGGACCGCACCGTGATCGAGACCGGGCTTCATGTCATCTACAACACGGGCTCGCGGCTGCATTACGCCGTCGATGTCCAAGACACCTATGCCGGGATTGCCGTCTTCGATCCCTGTGAGATCGGCCAAGGGCTGCGCGATGGCATCGAGCCACTGCCATGGGCAGACTTAGCGGCAGCACTTGAGACACCTTATGACCGCGCGAATGCCGCAGGCTTTGTCGATATGCGCGGCAACGGCGTGTTCATTCCAGATTTGCCCGGATTGACCCATGGGGCGATCTATAGGGGGCGTTCGTATGTGTTTCTCGACGGGATGATCGGCCATGATGAAATCACTGATTACGGGCTGATTGATATCATGACCAACGAAGCGGGATTTCCACTTCCTTGGCGTAACCGCTTTGCGCAGTCTGCGCGTGAAAAAGTTGACTTTTCCTTCCGGCATCGGGCCCGAACGCAGTGCTCCAACGCGCTGGTGATCTTCATGCCGATCGCGGGGGCCCTGTCCGGCGCGCGCATCGAAGTCCTCTGTGAGCAGGAGCCAATCCTGCTGAACGGCACCACCGTCGCGGGCCGGATCGATGACGCGACGATCCCGAATGACGGGCAGTGGTTCAAGCAGTTCTACTTCCACACGGTGGCGACCGAGACGGTGACCGTCCCCGCGGGAGGGCGGGCTCATGTGCCGATCGCGCTGCGCTGGAATGGCGATGGCGCGCCATGCGCACACGCGCTGGCACTGAAACTAGACAGTGACGCCGGCTATCTGCCGAAGCGGCGGCTGTCGACCGATTCGAATGGTGCGGGCAGCTTTGCCGTCGAGGCGTTGGGGCTCAACCCGGGCGACCAGATCGCGGTCAAGATCAACACCGAGCATTACACCGCAATCGGCAAGATCATCCTGGAGGTCGTGTGATGGAGATCGCGACCACGACCGAGTTCCAGGTGATCTACCCTGCCTTCATCCTGCACAAGCATTGGGACATGCCCGAGGGCTTCAATGACCGGCTCCATGCGCTGGCGGCAGACGACGCAGTGGCGAACCGCATTCAAGACGCGGGCGACGGCCGTAACGTTGGCGACCAGACCAACCATCTCGGACATTTGCGGCACAACTTCCTGATGGATCGGCAGGACCCGGCCATCGCAGTACTGGCGCAGATGGTTGCCGCTGGGGTCCGGGAATACCTGCAATTGGCTTATGGCTATGAGCACGAGGGTGACATCCGGATGATGTCGGACACCTTCTGGCAGCGCCGGGCTGCGCGGGAAAACGTCGGGATCAACGCGCACACCCATATCCAGACCGACATCGTCTGTACCTATTACCCGCGGGTGGTGCTGGACGCCGATTGCCCGGAGACCTCGCTCCATCGCGGGGCGGTGCGCTTCTACGATCCGGCGAATGTGGGCAAGCGGCTCTGGCCCTGTCGCAACCCGGAGGCTTACGTCGGCGGCTGGTACGCGGTCGAGCCCCGCACCGGGTCCATGATCGTCTTCGAGGGCCATGTGCCTCATGACAGCACCTATTTCGAGGGCGAGGAGCGAATGTGCATCCCCGTCCTCTGTTCGCTCGAACTTCCGAATTCCCACTGCAAGGCCAGTCTCGCCGAGATCCTGGCCCATCAGGCGCAAGGAGGCAGCC